GGCACTAGTATTACAGACGCTGACAGAGAGTACACCGAAAGAATGGTAGGTGGTGACATTACACAACAAGCAGAAGCTCTTGAACGTATGCTTGCTATTTACAGAGAAGCAGCTATAAATACTATTTCTACTTACAACGGTGCTGTTGACTCAGTGGCTAAAGGCATAGGTGCAGAAAACATGGGGTCTTTCCGACGAATAGCTGTGCCTGAAAAAAAGAAAAAAGAAGAAGATGATAATGGTTTTGAAGGCTTTAGCATAAAGGGTTAAAAACAATGGCTGAAACTACAGTAACAACACCTAGTGGTGAAGACTTAGTAATAGTACATCCAGATGGAGCCTCTCGTGAGCAGATTCTTAAGTACGCTAAACTTCAGTTTGATGCCCGATTAGACGAAGGAGAAAAAGAAGAACGTCTTAATCTAATGGAGTACTTATCTGATACTCCTCAGCGTTTTGAAGATACTAAGCAGAGATACGCTGAAGCCTTTACGACAGATACATACGACCCTCTGGCACGTACAGGGCAGTTAGATGCTCCTACGAGGGCCGCTGCTTTAGTTAACACAGGCTTAGAAACAGCAGTGGGCGCTGGCAGTGAGCTATACAAGAGGTACGCTCCAGAGGCCGTACAGGACTTTGTGTCTGAAGCTTACAAAGGATCTCCAGTAGAAAGCGCAGTTAACTACGCGGGTGAGCTAGCTTCTGAGTACCCTATGGAAGCCACTGCTTTAGAGGTCGGCGGTGCTTTATCAATGGTGGGTAAGCCTGCAAGCGTTGGTGTGCCTAGAGTCCCTAATAGAACCTTAAGAAACGCTACTGCTTCGGCTACAGAAGCTAAACTTAAAGAAGAGTTAGATGGTATTGCTAGAACTTTAACCCCTGAAGATTACACAAAAGCCCGTGGAACTTTTGAGATAAAAGGCCCTCTAAACACTAACGTGTATGTCCCTGACCCTACAGAAAACGATGTTATTAACTACATACACACTTTAGGGGACTACCCATCATCACGAAACCCTGTAGAAAACTTCCGTCACGTAGATGAAAACATCTCATCCCTTGAGGATAAGCTGCAGGCTCACGTAAACCAAAGTAGAAACCCTAAGATAGATTTAGACGAAATGTCTGATGAGTTGTTTGACTCTATTGATGATTTTTATCAGGACATGGATTATCGCACCTTGTCTAAAGAATCTAGAAATCAAGTAGACGTATTTTTAGAACAGACAGTTGAGCTTTTGGCAGACCGTTCTGTTAAGGGTAAGATAACTGCTAGAGATGTTCTTGAGATTCGTAGGGAGCTAGACAAAAGAATATTCAACAATAACCCTACTAATTTTATAGAGAACCCTGATATCAGCTCAGCTAAACAAGTTGCTGGAAACTTTGTTCGCCAAAGGTTAAACGAAAAGTTTTTAGAAGTGTTACCCACAGATCAAGCTTATGAATACTTAAACGGCATGAGTATGCTGCTTAAAGCAAAGAGCTTACTCAAGACTAAGGCTTCAAAAACAGTAGGTGATACTGCGTTAACACGGGCTGTTAAAGTTGCTGAAGACGTTATAGGCCTTAACTTCCCGTCTACGCCTCTTGCTGTTGCAGCTACTGTAGGCGCTGGTGGTGCTTATTTAGTTGGTTCTCCTTTACTCTCTGGGCTTCTAGCAGGGGCAGGAGCAGGTTATGGTTTAGCCCGTGCTGCTCGCCCTGTTAGACGCAAGGCTGTCTTAAGAGACCTTCTACGTGCTACTGACTCTATGCTGAAAGGCGCAAACATTACCATTGAAGAAATGAGAAAACTTAGGGCTGATAAGATAATGTTGAGTCAGATGCTTAGTGAGGTTAATTCAGAGGAAGACACCAATGAGTGAAGGTAGAGGCCAAGTAAACAGGATGAGGGCTAGGTTTAACGAGGTAAAGAACAAAAAAGAAGAAGCCTACAGCATGAGTTCTCCTAGAAGCCCCTACGAACTTCCAGAAGATCGTTCAGTAATGGAACCTTTTGGTTATGCACAAGCAGGCGCAAAGGCGCTTTCTGGCATGGTTACTGGAGGTGATAAAAACGAATGGTTCCCTAGACAAACACCTTTTGGGGAGATGCCCATACCGCTTTATGCTGCTGGTAATGCTTTTTTAGACACGTTTGCAGATCCTCCCGTCGCTGCGGGGGTTGGTTTGTTTGGAAAAGGCACAAAAGCAGCTAAGCAAATATACGGTAATATTGGTCAGGCTGATAGGGGGCTGTTAACAGCTGTTGCTGATAATTACATCGACGAACATTATGTTCCTAATCCTGATAAACCTTTGGGTTTTATGCAAAACGTAGCTAATAAAGCTCTAACGTCTGTAAGAGATAATCCTGACGGTGTTACAGCTAAGGTAGCCAATAAGCTTTTACCAAAGCAAGCGCAAAAAGCTAGAGGTTTAAGTGATGAAGAATTAAGAGGTGCTGCTCAGAAGATCGGTTCTACTGGAAACACTGTGGTAACCGCAGCTAAAAATGCTTTTTTAGACGCGTTAAACCCTGAAGCTCGTGCTTTGTGGCGTTCACAGGGAATTTCTAGAACAGGCCAAAACATAATAACAAACCACTTAGAAAGACATGACGATTTAACAAGACAAATAGAAAAGGCTGTTGAGAGAGGGGATACAAAAGCAGAAGAAGCTTTAAAAGCCCTTAGAACAAAAGAAAGAAGCGTTGCAAAAGCAGGTGCAGAAACTATATACCAACTACATCAAGCTACACAATCTGGTAGAATAGGCCCTACTTCTGATGTGTTGAGAAAGTTTGAAAGTCAAGTATTTGATGAGCTTCCTCAAGATAACAACGCAGGCACTATAGCCGACATAATACAACGTCACTCTCCGCAGACAAACACTGTGGAGCAGGTTACATTAAAAAATGGAAAAACAAGAAACGTAAGAACATGGGTAGATGAGCCTGTTTCACCCGAAGATGCTAAATTTTTAGAGGACGCAATAACAGACGCTTGGGGAACTACTAAAAAAATAGTAGTTAAAACACCAGAAAACACTGTTTCTGGAAAACACCTTAACGATTTAGTAGGTCAAAGAAACCCTAGCATGATGGCCTTCAAGAGAATTCTTAAAAACCCCCCAAAAAGGGGGCAAAGCTGGTTTGACAGTGTACAAGAAAGTGTGGATCAGTACAATAAAACAGCTAAATACGAGGTAACAGTTTTAGGTGAAGGGGATAATGTTTGGTTATCTTCTAGCAGACCCGGAACTGCCATTGTTGAAGGAGGATACAGAGGATTTCATAAAATAAACCCTGATGGTTCTTTTATTGCTGTGGGTTCTGACGTGCATGATTTTTTAGAAAAAGCACCTGTTTTAGGAAGAGCCATAAAAAGATACTTACCTGAAGATTTAATAGCCATTACCCCGCCGATTAAAGGTAGATTAGGTGCGGATAACAAGGCTATAACAGGTGAGTACAGAACGGCATCAACAGCAAGAAAAGAAGCTGCTAAAAAATCAAAAGATGTTACTGAAACTTCTATGTCATTGCTTACACAAATTCCTGACATAAAAGCTGACCCAAGAGCTGTAACAGCGGAGATTCAAAGACAAGCCGGGGCAGGAATGCTAATCGGGTCTTCTTTAAGAAGCAGGGAAGAAGAGCAGTAATAAAAAAGGGGCCACTTAAGGCCCCTTAGTTTTATCTAGATCTCGCAAGCACCTCCAACACACGCGAGCGTTTGACTAGCCTCTGTAACGTCACTAGTCTCAGTGATGTCCCACGAGAACTCTGTAGGGAATCCTTTGCAGAGTTCTTTGTACTGCTTACCTGTTATCTGCTCATACGGTGCCTGTTGGTACGTGTGTTCAGAGTAAGGCAAGAAGCTGATCCCTGATACGTCATCAAAGTTATTGTAGAGCCACTGTCCAATCTCAAGGAACTCTGAGTCTCGGTAGTAGACAGTAATGGATGGTTTGTGTTCGCACCAGTGATCCTGATACACCTTCCATAAGCGTAACTGCTCCATAGCACCCATCTCCTCAGCCGTCACAGCACCCTCTGGAGACCGCTTAGGGAAGCTGAAGACCTTTGTACCCGGTTGGAACTTATCGTCCTCTACAGGCACTCCTGCGTCCTCTAGGACAGAACACAACGGATCGTTACTGGCCTGTCTTACTCGTCGAATGTAGAAGTCGCTGAATCTCGGATGAATCCCTGAAGCAGAATCAACAAGCTGACTGACAGTACCAGAGGGCTTAACAGCAGTAATAGCAGTGCTAGTATTAATNCCAAGGTTTGCAGCCCATGTAGCGTTAGTGTCAATAGCTTCTTGACGTAAAGCATCAAGCCATTTCTTAAGTGTCTTGTAGTCATCAACGTCTCCCACTGCGTTCTTACGTCCAGACAACACTGGATGATCCATGATGCCTGTTAGTGACACACCCAACAAAGCTTCTTCCTCGGTGTTCTTCTTCCAGATGTTACGCAGGTACCTGAAGTCCGTTAACGTAGCCTGAAGAGTCCCCATGATAGCTGCAACACGTACTTTTCGTTTGAGATCTGCGAGGCTATCGGTTGCCCNGACAACAACTTCCGACAGATTGCAAAACTGGTAGGGTCTAAGGATGATTTCTGAGCATGGATTAGTTCCAAAATCAAAGGTAGCATCTCTTCGCCCGTTCTTTGCAGCTTGTTTTTGACTTGCAACCCTAGAGAACATTCCTCGTTCACCTGACTTGGACTCGTACAAGGACTGCCACTCGCTAACGAAGGCTTCGAAGTCTGGCTTCTCTGTGTAACACACGCTGTTGTTAGCGAGTCCTCGTTGAGGATTGTCAATATACCACTCTCCTGACTTTGCACGACGAATCCGGTCGTCTGTTAAGTTGCTGAGTCCAATGAGGGCACTTCTTCGGACTCCTCCCACGACGACAATTTGAGCAATCTTACAGCAGAGATCGTGGCATTCAATGGAGCTAAGTCTGCGTCCAGCTGCGCCTCGAAAGGTAGCGACTGTGAACTTGAATAGGTCAAGCAAAGGTTCTGGGCCACTTGCTCGGCCTCCAAAAGTCTTGAGCGGGGCACCAGAAGGTCGTACTCGACTAACATCCCATCGGGGAATCTGACCTGCATACAGCAACGATACCAACTCCCTAAACGCTTTTGCCCATCCAATCTTCGAATCCGCAACGTTAATAACTGTGTCTGTTTCATGCAGCTCCTCTGCCACTTCAGGTAACTTAGATACGTACTGGCGTTCAACACTGAAGCCAACACCTGTGCCACACATAAGCACGTACATCATCTCATCAAAGGCTTTAGGATGGTCAATGGGCAGATAACTACAGTTAAACCCTGCTACGTTATCTCGGTCTAGTGCTTCTCCTGCGGTCATCAGAGAGCGCATAGAAGGCATAACGTCTAGGTTCTTGATAGCCTCAAAGACTTCCTTCTGTTGAGTAGGCGTTAACTTGTCTCCCCAGTAGTTAACGTAACGTCCTACTGTTTCTTCCCATGTTTCACGACGCTGTTCCTTTGGTAGGTAACGGGCGTAGCGGCTCTTGTGAATAAATTGTTGATAAGCGTCCAATGATGTTACTCCTTTGATTGTCGGTATACTTTGTCCAGTTTATAAGCTCTTCTTTAGTCCTGCCGCAGCCTGTGCATTTGTCGTTAACGAGCCTGCACTGCTTGATACAAGGACTCTCCACTGTTACTCCCCCGTTAGTAAGTACTGTTTGGTTTCATCGAGTAACCAGTTTAANTCAGCTGCGCTCATGTTGCTAGTGAACATTAAGGTGTTACCGTTAGNNCCTATGAAAACACCGTGGTCAAACGTGTGTTCAGATGTCAGTTCTGGTATGTACTTTGACACAAGCAGTTTCACTTGCTCTGCTGAAGTCTGTTTCTTGTTAAACTCTGGTGTGACTACTTTCATCACTCACCCTCCAGTTTCATGTCTATCGTGTAAACATAAGTCTACAGATATGTCGATAATAAGTAACTTTTTGTACACTTCAGTCACCNTCTTTGACAAACANCCCGTCAACCATTGTCCCTTTACGGCCATTAATCTTAGCAAAGCTGTACTCAAGGGCCTCATAGAGACTAAAGTTGTTACGTGTTGCGATGTTAATTAGGACTACCAAGCAGTCGCCTAGCTCATCACGCAGGTCAACCTTGTTGTAGTACTTTGGATCGTTAGCGGCTCCTAGGTTATGCTTTATATCCTCACGCAGCTCGCGTACTTCTTCTTCCAGCTTATGTACCTGTATATAGTCAGTCGAGCCTTCAAGCAAATCACGGTCTTGGTGCCACTGTACTACTGTTGCTTCTAATTCATCGAATGTCATAANTTTTCCTCAATNAANCGTTCAAGATACCAGCGACACTTACGTAGATCTTCNACTGGNTTNCCTTTGTATTCGTAACGCCACAGATACTTCATGCAGTTGCCTTTGAGGTATCCTTTAAACTCCTGTGGGTGCATGGATGCCTTTATTGCTTCGATGGCNTCTATTGCCCCNNTGTTGTAGTGNTCNGGTCTATCAACAGGGTCAGCTTTCTTTGTCTCCATGAACGCAGGCACCTTACGTCCTTTTGACCAAGCCTTATCCCAATCAGCAGGGCTTATGTCGTCAATACTCATCTTCTTCCTCCATTAACTCTTCTTCAAACTGGTCTAGCCTGTTGATTAACTTGTCTTCAAACCTGTCTAGAAGCTCATCTGAGGATATCTGGAGTGCTTCTAGTAGGTCATCAGAGTCATACGTTTTCAATAGCCGCTCTTTAATTTCCTCTAGTGTCAACACTCCAAGCACCTCCGTGTACGTAGTCAATCAAGTCCTGTATTGTTTCTAAGCTAAACCACTTTATGTTGTATTTATTGCACCACTCAGCCATCGTCAGTTTAGTCCCTTTGCGTACCTTCTGATTAGGCTTCATAAGGATAAAGACTAACTCGTGAAACGCAGGGAGACAGTCGATAATTGCTCGGTACTTTTGGGTGTCGCCTTCCCTAAAGAAGCCTTTGCACTCCACGATGACCCCTGAATCATGGATGAAATCTGGAGTGTATACCCTAGGAATTTCATACGTAAATTTTTCTGTTTCATAACTGAATCCTTCTTTTTGTAAAAAATCGTTTACGTTTTGTTCAAACTCGGATCTAAAGTTGCCTAACCGGAATTTCCGTGACCTTCGGCTCATTTGCTACCTCTACTAAATAACGTGGCCCTGTGGAATAAAGGAAGGCTCTTAAGGAAGGCCAACACTGGCTTTTGTATTGACAATAGGAGCAACCGACGGCGAGTTTCTGGTTTCCACTTTTTCCATCTGCTATAGGCTCGTAGCAAACGTCTGGAGGGCTTGGTTGCTCCACTAGCTTTTTTACGTGTTTAATGCGCTCCTCTATGTCGTAAGAGATTAGGTCGTACACAGGTGCTTGGGTGTCCTCAGAATCATACAGAAGGTACGTTAGGTGTCCGTTCTGTTTGTCCATTGCTAACCAACCAAACTTTGTTTCTCCCTCTGAGTGCGCGTAGCCTTTAATCTGCCCCACGTATCCAAAAGGGTCATCGTAAGCCAGCGTTCCATCTTTGAACTTTTTGAAGCCGTAAGACGATGTAGACTTAACGTCAGTAACAATACCATCAATCTTACAGTCCATAGACCCTGTGATACCGCCAACTTCACACTTCTTTTGTTCATCGCTTACCTTGTGTCCAGATGCCTTAACTAAGAACAATAGCATTTCTTCGATCAAGTGACCATACAAGAACTTAACGTAGGTGTTAGGTGTCATGTCTTCAGCTACTTCTGGTTTGTTCACAACGTTCCAGAGGTACCTGTCGTCACGGCCTATGTTTGACATACGTAACGCACGACCATCACGAGTGCCTGTAAACTCCTTACGCATCAGTTCTTTTACGTTCTCACCAAAAGACTCTATTGCTGACTCTAGATCTACACCTTCAGGAACTTCTTTT